GCGCTTGCCGAACTCGGCTTTGCGCTGGAGCATGCGGGAGTAGCGCTTCACCTCGGGGTAGACGCGGTCGTACTCGCGCGAGGCGTGCTTTGCGTCCGCCAGGGGAGCGCCGGTCTGGCGCGCGAGGGTGGCCGCGCCTCCGCCGTACACGCGGCCGAACCCGACACCTTTGGCGAGCTTGCGCTGCTTCTTCGTGTAGTTCGGCCCGTACATGAGGCCCGCGGTGTAGCCGTGCAGGTCGGCGCCCTCGGCGATGGCCTGCTTCATGCCTTTCACGTCGGCGAGGGCGGCGAGAACGCGCAGCTCTACTTGGTCGTAATCCGACGAGATGAACACCTGGCCGGGATCAGCGATGATGGCGCGACGGACCTTCCAGTCCGAGGACGGGAGCTGCTGGAGCGGCGGGCGCGAGACTGACATGCGCGCGGTGCGGGCTTGGAGCGCGCCGAGGCGAGCGTGTAAACGGCCGTCCGTGTCGGCGAGGTCGCGGAAGGCTTGGACATAGGCGGTGCGCCACTTCTCGGCGCGCTTCGAGCGGAGGACGGCGTCAGCGAGCGGGTTGGGCTCGCGGGCGTCGCGGCGCTCCCAGAGGTTGTCCATGTCGGCGAGTGGGAGCAGCACTGCCTTGTCGACCTTGAGGCCGGTCTTCGTGCGCTCGGTCAGCTCTTCGCCCATCGCGACCAGGGCGTCGGCGACCTGGCGGGTCGAGTTGACGTTCTCGACGCCGTAGCGGCGCGCAACCTCACGGTACTCGGCGGCCTCGCGGGAGAGGTCGACGTCGAGCGCGTCGACGTAGTCGAGGTCGAGGCGCATCCCGCGGCGCTGCATGAGCATGAGGTAGGACTGGAGCAGGTGCTCGAACTGGGAGAGGCGGGAGAGGCCGACCTCGCGAATGATGACCTTGAGTTCGTCGAAGAGACGGGTCTCCAGGATCACGTCGAGCCCGGCGTAGCGGACGTAGAGTTCGTCGTGGATGTCGATGAGCGCCCAGCCCGACTCGTTCGTGTAGCCCAGCTCGTGGAAGTGCGCGTGCAGGCCGGATTGGGTGTCGGGCGCGTTCTCGTCGACGTAGATCGCAGAGAGCGGCTTGAGAGAGAGGCCGGCGCCGCCCTCGGATTCCTGGCGCGGGTCGAGCAGGTGTGCCCAGATCCGGGTGTCGAAGCAACGGTCGGCCAATTCCTCGATCTTGACGCCGAGGTGGCGGTCGAAGACCTGGAGGTCGAAGGCGGCGTTGTGCAGCGCGAAGTGGCGGGGCTGGCGGAGCGCGGCGCGGATCTCGTCGGCGAACTGGTCGGCATCGAGCACCCAGGCCTCGCGGGCATTGCCGAACTGGACGAGGCGGAGGCGGAAGCCGGGGGAGTAGGTGTCGAGGCCGGTGGTCTCGGAGTCGAGCCCGAGCACGGGGTCGCCCTCGGCCAGGAACGCGCGAAACGCCGCGAGGTCTTCGCGGCGCTCCGGCATGTAGATGTCGCAGGCAGTTCCAGCGACGGTGTGAGAGAGGTGGATCACTTGGCCGCGTCGTCTCCGTGGGAGTGCTTCTGCTCGACGACGTCGTCGACGATCTCCGTCAGGCGGCGGATCTCGGCGTCGTCGATGCTGGCACGGCGCTCTTCGTGCTTGTGCGCTTCCTTGGCGGTCGCCATGATGAGCCAGCCCGTCACGATGACGATGCCGATGTTGGACGCGATGAGCAGGATCTCGTCGAGGGGCATGGCGGTGCCTTTCAGGATCGGCGGTGCTGGCGGGAGAGTGGTCGACCGGCCGCCAGGTGAAGGGAGGGAAGCCCTGACGGCCGGCCGGGTGCGAGAGCTACAGAGCGTCGAGATCTGCGCCGCGGAGGGCGGGGTGGTCGTTCTCTGTGTTGCTCGCTTGCTCTGAGGAATCGACCGTGGTGACGGGGCTGGCCCATTCCGGTTCAGAGTCGGTCTGCTTCGCACGGCGGACGCCGTCGAAGGTGATGCCCTTGGACGTCTTGCGCTTCGTGAAACCGCGTTCTTCGAGCGAGCCGAAGAACGTGCGCCGGGTCCAGACCTCGCGCTGTGACAGGTGCTCGTCGTCGGCCCAGTTGAGGTAGGACTCGAAGAGGGTCTGACCGAGCACGCTGTGGGAGTCGTCGGCGCGTTCCCAGAGGCCGGGGATGAATCCGTCCAGGGCGTTCGACGTCTCGCGGTACTCGGCCGTGGCGGCCTTGATCGCGGGCGGGTCTTCGAGCGATCCGCGGCGGTACCAGTCGACGGCTCCGGCGACGGCCCAGGCGATGATGCCTTCGGCCTCGGCGAGCAGCTTGAGACCGAGCTTCGGGTCGCGCTCGCTGGGGGCGAAGTTGCGCTCCCAGGGGATGAGCTTGACGCGGCGCCAGAGGCCTTCGTCCTGGCCACGGAAGTTCGGCTTGTTGTTCGTCGAGAGCTGGAGCAGGAACGTCGGGCGGAACTCGAAGAACTCTTTGCGCATGAAGCGCGCGGAGATCATGTCGCGGCCGGTGACGCGCTTGATCAGGGCTTCGGCCATGATGCGGCCCTGCTCGCCCTCGGTGGCGAAGACGAGGCGAGCGCCGTTGAGTGCGGCCAGGTCGTTCGGGATGCCACCGGAGGGGCGCTGCTCGAACGTCGAGAACGGCGTGGTGACGGTGATGTCGCGGAACAGGTCGGTCAGGGTCTCGGTGAAGACCGACTTGCCGTTGCCGCCCTTGCCGTAGTGTACGATGAAGCACTGCTCGTCGGTGGAGCCCGTGATGCCGTAGCCGACGACGCGCTGGATGTAGGCAGGCATGTCCGGGTGGTTGGGGAAGACCTCAGTGAGGAACTTCTGCCAGCGGGGAGCCTTGGCATCCGGGTTGTAGTCGTACTCGATCCGGCGTGTGATGAGCAGGCGCGGGTCGTGCGGCTGGAGCGTGCCGGTGCGGAGGTCGACAACGCCGTTGCGGAACGCGAGCAAGTGGTGGTCGCGGTCGAACTGCTCCAGGCGGATCGGGACGCCGGTCACGGCCTGGAGTTCGCGGAGCATCGAGTCGAGGCCCTTCGTCGTTTGCGCATGGGCGGCGTAGCGGAAGAGGCGCGAGGCACGGGACTTGTTCGACTGCGTCGGGTTGTCGACGGCGACGAGCTGGGCCTCGGCGGCGAGCGAGCGGAGCGTGTCGGCGACCTCCTGGGCGAAGGTGCGGACGCGCTGGCGGTCGTCGCGGCGCCAGACCCCGCCGTCGAGGACGTAGAAGCCGGTCTCTTCGTTGTAGCGGACGCCGGAGCCGATCGACTCGATGTAGTCGCGCAGGTAGCGCGCGCCGCCGAGGTCGGTGAGCGAGTAGCGGGACTCGTCCCACTCGCGGAGAGCGGCCTCGCTGGCCGTGATTGGGGTCTGGCCGATCAGGTCGTTCACGCGGTCGGCGAGCGCTGCGGGGAAGGCGTCGGGGTCAGAGACGCGCCAGGTGTTGATGTCCTCGCCCTCGCCCATCTCCATGACGTGGACGGTGGCGCCGCGCTTGGTCAGGCCCTCGGCGAGGGTCGCGGAGAAGCGGCGGCCGGCCTGGTCGCCGTCGCCCGCAATGATGGCCGTGCGGTCGCCGACCCAGGAGCGGATCTCGTCGACGATGGCAGGGTTGCTCACGCGGGAAGCGCCAGCGATGGCGATGGCGTCGAAGCCTGCGGCGGCTACGGTGAGCGCGTCACCGGGGCCTTCGGTGATGATGACCTCGCTCCAGGTGCCGGCGCTGCCGTAGAAGTAGCCGAGCGGGGACCAGGAGCCGCCGCGCGGCGCGTGCGGGCCGAGCCAGCGGACGGAGGCGTTTGGGTCGAGAGCGCGGCCCTGGTAGTTGCGGGCGACGCCGTCGGGTGTGCGGAACGGGACGATGAGGCGAGGCGTGCCGGAGTCGTCCGAGAAGCCGAGGCCGAGACGGTCGATGTCCTCGTCGCTCAGGCCAAAGCGGGCATGTGCGTAGTTCCATGCGTCTACCGGGGCGCCGTCCGACGAATCGGTGAGCGCCGCGTGGTAGCCGTCGAGCTTCATCTGGAGCGAGGCGAGCGCGGTGGGTGACGCGGCGATCGGTGCAGAGACGACAGGCTCGATGTGGACGTCGCCGGGCTCCATCGTGGCGAGGTCGGCCATCGTCAGGTCGAGTGCGCTCATGACGTCCTCGGTCGGGCAGCCGGCGCGGCACTTCACGAGCACCTTGCCCTTCGGCGTGATGGAGAGCCGGAGGGACGGGTCGGTGTCGGGGTGCGCGGGGCAGAGGGCGAGGTAGCCGTCTCCGTCACGGCGAACCGAGTGGAGGCGGGAGAGAAGGTCGGAGAGAGTCATTGCTCTGAGGAATCGACCAGGAGACAGCAAAAGGCCCTGCGCCGAAGTAGGGGACGCAGGGCCTTAGTCGGTAGAGCTACGCGATGGCTTGCTCTTCGGCTGCCGCTGGGATCGGCGGCGGCAGGGTCTTCCAGTCGAGCTTCGGCCAGCCGCACTGAGCTTCGAGCGCTTTTCGCTCGCGACGGTTGCCGGTGGCGATCCAGTAGCGGACCTTGGCGACGCGGCGCCGCTTGTAGGCGACGCCGGAGCGAGACGATTCGCGCGTGTGCTTGGTCGGGTCTTTGGCGATGTAGTCGTAGCGGGGCGTCTTGCGATCCATGTCGGTCCAGCCCGCGTAGTGGAAGTTCAGCGCGCGGTAGACGTAGCCGTAGTGGCCATGCACGGGATCGGCGTAGGAGACGACGATTCGCGGGGGCAGTAGCTTGAGCGCGCGGGAGACGAACCACGACTCGGAGTTGTGCGGCATGATGTCGTCGACCCAGAGTCGATTCAGCTCGATCACGAGGCTAGGGTCGCTCGGGCACGCGCCCATCTGAAGATGGCGAGAGGGCGGAGTGCCGAACGTGACGACGCCGCGAAGAATGCCCATTTGGAAGAGTCCGAAGGCGAAGCTGATGGAGGGCCGTCGATGGAGGTAGTGGTGCTCGATGACGGCCGCCGCCGCGGTACGTGCGTCGATCTGGCGCACGACTAAGTTACCGGGGAGCACAGGCTCGACAGTAGCGGGGGCTTGTGACACTTCTAGGGTGCCTCTCTGTAGGTGGCGAGGAAGCGTGTAAACGTCTCAAGATCCATGACGACGTAGGCGTCGGCGGCGCCCTTGTTGCGACGCTTCACGACGGCCGCGCCGAACGGATAGCCGGCGACGGCGGCCTGGGAGCGAGCGCCAGCGACGCCGAGGCGGAGGCCTTCGGTGAGGTTGGAGTAGTTCTTGGCCTGGAGCACGAAGGGGCCGGCGCCGTGGATGTCGCC